AGAATATCAAGTTAAATTTTATAATGACGGTACTAATGAATTAGTTTGGGAAGATAGTATTAAAAACAATATGTGGACCTCTCCTAATTATAAATCATTTATAAAATGGAGAATTGAAATTTGGGAAAATAGTAGTAAAATCCATGAACATGTATTAGATTTAACTAATAAAAAAGTTTATATTCATTTAGATAGCAAATCAATAGGTGATACCATTGCTTGGTTTCCTTATATAGAAGAATTTAGAAAAAAACATAGTTGTGAAGTAGTATGTTCTACATTCTATAATGATTGGTTTAAATTACAATATCCTAAAATTCAATTTATACATCCTGGTACTATAGTAAATAACCTTTACGCTTCATATAATGTTGGGTGGTTTTATGATGAAAAAAGTTATAAAAAATCAATCCATCCTTTTGATTTCCAATCTCAACCTCTCCAAAAAACCGCTTCTGATGTTTTAGGATTAGAATTTAAAGAAATAAATCCTAAATTTAAAACAGTACCTCCATCACCTATAAAAGAAAAATATGTAACTTTATCAATCCAATCTACTTGCCAAGCAAAATATTGGAATTATCCTGGGGGTTGGGAACAAGTAGTAAATTATTTACAAGATAAAGGATATAAAGTAGCAGTAGTAGATCAACATAGGTCTTTTGGAATTCATGGTTTTATGAATACTTCTCCTCAATCTGATTACCATTTCCATAATAGACCACTAGAAGAAATTCTGTCAGTTATCAATGGAGCCGAATTTCACATAGGGATAGGATCAGGATTATCTTGGATATCTTGGGCTTTAAATACCCCAACAGTTTTAGTTTCTTCATTTTCTAAACCTTGGTGTGAATTTCAAACAGATTGTATTAGAGTATATAATGAAACCCCCACTTCTGGATATTTTAATACCCATAAATTGGATGCTTCAAATTGGAATTGGTATCCCTTTAAAGCAATAAAATCAATGGAAGATTGGTATGAAATAGAAACTATTACTCCTGATTTGGTAATTCAAGAAATCAATCGTATATTATAATGTGTTTTGGCTTATAGAAAATAACGATCAACTACAAACATTTAGGGAAAAGAAGTTCAAGAAAGTATTCATTGAGCCTCTTTTTTCTAATGATAATGTACATCCCTATTTAAGAGGTATAGTAGGATTTTATATTAGAGAAATTAATTATAGAAAAGGATTTATTATTAATATAAACCATAGTGAAGCAACAAGTTGTGAGTTAGATAAAGTATTAAATATAATAGGGGAATTTAAAGAAATATTTGTAAGAGATAAAAAGGAATTTCTACATATAGTACCCTTAAAACAGCTTAGCGACATCCATTTCATTTCTCCTACGGATATCCCAGACTCGTTTGCTTGTCATGATTTTTTCTATCGCAAGTACCCCCAAATAGCTAATATAGGTAGCATCATACCCATAGTAAAGCATTATGAACGTTGTGAAACGATATATAACGCGGTTAAACATGTGTTTGCTATGGAGAAACCACAACACTTTGAGTTTTATAATAATAAAGCTACGAATGTATTTTATTGGATTGAATCTAATGGATTAAAGGTAGATCCTAAGTTATTTGAGGAGTATTTTGGTGTAGAACGTGATTGGACTTACTCGCAATTTAATCTAAAAACGACAACTACGAGACCTTCGAACTCCTTTGGGGGAATTAATTATGCTGCTTTAGATAAAAAATCGGGTTGTAGAGAAGCGTTTATTCCCGATAATGACTTTTTACTAGAGATTGATATTAGCGCTTATCACCCCACATTGGCAGCACAATTGGTAGATTATAAATTCGAAGATGAGGACATACACCAAGCGTTTGCTGATATGTACGGAGTAGATTATAAGAAAGCTAAAGAGCTAACGTTTAAACAACTATATGGAGGAGTATTTAAAGAGTATAAAGAACTGGAATTCTTTAAACGAGTTGAGAAATATATAGATGATATAAGTAGGAAAGAAGAAGTTGTCTGTAAGTCTGGATATGTCTTTAAAACGGATATGAAAAAACAAAAACTGTTTAATTACATACTTCAAAATACCGAAACGTATTATAATGTACTTATTTTAGAGAAAATTATTAAAATACTTAAACATAGTAAAACTAGAATTAGACACTACACTTATGATTCATTTCTTTTAGACGTAAATAAATCAGAAAAAGACCTAATTAAGTCGATTTTAGATGTATTTAAGGAGTATAATTTTAATGTAAAAGTAGAAGCGGGTAATAATTATAATGCTTTGGAAAAGGTGTGATATTTATACGCAAACTACGATAATGAAAAATAAGTTATTTTGTACCTTTACTACTCAGGATGAATTAGAGAAAACGCTGGTAGAGGTAAAATCTAGCTACGATATACTATATAAAAAAATATTTGTGTTACATATAAAAAGTAACGATGAGTATGTTTGTACATATAACGTGGAGCCGAGCAGCATAGAGGAGATTTTACCAAATACAATATTAGTACATAGAAAAAAAGAATCCAACACCCTTTACACAATAAATGCTTTAAATGAGCTGATAAAATTATTGAATGGGGGAGTTGTTGATATACGATACAGAGTCAACTGGCAACACTATCGTAATACAATCCTACTCACCCAGCATAATGAGTTAAAACAGCTGAAAACAAAAATCCACCAGATTATTGAACTTTAATTTGGGGTCCTGAATTTACGTTCGTATATTTAGGGAAAGTTACATTTTAAAAATTAGTTATATTATGGATTTAAATGCAATTCGCAGTAAGCTGAACTCCCTGCAGCAAACAAACAAGGGAGGAGGTCAAAACAACACAAGTCTGTTTTGGAAACCGAGTATTGGTAAACAAACCATCAGGATTGTTCCCAACAAGTTTAATAAGTCTAATCCTTTTACGGAAGTGTATTTTCACTACGGAATTGGAGAACGCACAATGATTTCACCTATTAATTTTGGTGAAAAAGACCCAATCGTAGAGTTTGCGAAGCAACTTCGTACAACAAGCGATAAGGAGAATTGGCGTTTGGCTAAGAAGCTTGATCCTAAAATGCGTATCTTCGTTCCCGTTGTTGTTCGTGGAGAAGAAGAGCAAGGTGTTAAATTGTGGCAGTTTGGTAAGAATACTTACCTAGAATTCCTATCACTTGCTGATGATGATGATATCGGAGATTATACCGACATTCACCAAGGCCGAGACATTACAGTTGATACTGTAGGTCCTGATGTTACAGGAACTGCTTATAACAAATCATCAGTTCGTGTTAAAACAAAGCAAACACCACTTGGTGAAGCTGATCAAATCCAAAAGTGGATGGAAGATCAAGCAAACCCAATGGAAGTGTTTAAGCGTCATTCATTCGAAGATATGAAAAATAATCTTCAATCATTCCTTTCCCCTGAGGATGAAACAACTGGAGAGACCTCAGACGATCTCCCTTTTGATAAAGGGGGGTCTCAAAATAATTACGCAGTGAAGGCTCCCCAAAAAGAAAGCAAAGTTGATAAATTTGATGAATTATTCAGCTAATGCCTAGAGGAAAGAAAGCATCACTGACAGCTGCCGTCTCCCAGGAATTAAGGTCTAACTTTGATCTTGGAAAGTTTAAGGAAAAGAAAATGCTTAACTCTAATGTTAAGTTTAAGGATCAACAATGGATCCCACTTTCCCAAGCATTCCAAGATGTGACCTCAATTCCTGGGATTCCTCAAGGACATATTGTTTTACTTAGAGGACACTCGGACACGGGTAAAACAACAGCTTTGATTGAAGCTGCTGTTGCAGCCCAGAAACGTAAAATTCTTCCAGTATTTATTATTACTGAGATGAAATGGAGTTGGGAACATGCCCAACAAATGGGGTTAGAACTTGAAACCGAAGTCGATGAAGAGACTGGTGAAATTCTAAATTATAGTGGCCAATTCATTTATGTGGATCGGGAAACTATTAATTCTATTGAAGATGTAGCTGCATTTATTTTAGATTTGTTAGATGAACAAAAGAAAGGTGATTTACCTTTTGATTTATTATTCTTATGGGATTCAATTGGTTCAGTACCTTGTGAAATGTCTATCAAGTCTAATAAAAATAACAATGAGTGGAATGCGGGTGCAATGTCTACGCAATTTGGTAATAATGTAAACCAACGTATTACTCTTTCACGTAAAGAAAGTAGCCCTTATACTAATACTCTAGTTTGCATTAATAAAGTTTGGACTGCTAAACCAGAATCACCAATGGGTAAACCCAAATTGATGAATAAAGGTGGATATGCTATGTGGTTTGATTCAACGTTTGTGGTAACATTTGGTAATATTATGAATGCTGGTACATCTAAAATTAAAGCAATTAAAGATGGCAAGCAGGTAGAATTTGCTAAGCGTACTAACTTACAGATTGATAAAAACCATATTAATGGTGTTACTACACGAGGTAAGATTGTTATGACACCCCATGGGTTTATTAATGATGATGATAAAGAAATCAAACAATATAAATCTGATCATGCTCAAGCGTGGGCTAAGGTTTTAGGAGGTACTGATTTTGATATTATATCCGAAGACCAAGAAGTACAAGATATTTCACACTTCGAAAAAGAACCCGAATAATGATTAAAAAAGATTACTTAAAGATGCTCAATAATCTTGAGCAAGGGGAGGAGTCTGTGAAACCCGGACAACATGATAGAGTTATTTTTATAGATGGCCTTAATTTATTTTTAAGGAATTTTGCAGTACTGAATTTTGTAAATTCAAGTGGTAACCATATAGGAGGTTTAGCAGGCTTCCTTCGCTCTTTAGGTGCTCTTATAAATCAAATCCAACCTACTACTATGTACGTAGTATTCGATGGGGTAGGTGCTTCCACTAATAGGAGGTACCTACTCCCCGAATACAAATCGGGTAGGAATACTAATCGTATTACAAATTGGGATGCTTTTGATGATATTGATGAAGAAAATGATTCAAAAGTTGATCAGATCACTAGACTTATACAATATCTAAAATGCCTACCAGTTAAAGTAGTATCGATTGATAAATTGGAAGCAGATGATATAATTGCCTATATGTCTAAGGACATGGCTAAACGTTTTGATACGAAATCATATATTGTTTCTAGTGATAAGGACTTCCTTCAATTAGTAGATAAAAATGTTACAGTTTATCGCCCTATAGAAAGAGAATTTTATGACGTTGCTACTGTAAAACAAAAGTTTGGTATTATCCCTGAAAACTTTATACATTATAAAGTTCTATTAGGGGATGCTTCCGATAAAGTACCAGGAGTTAAAGGGTTAGGTAAAAAAGGTGTACTTAAAAGATTCCCTGAATTAGCAGGTGAAGCTATGCCATTTGATAAATTATATGATTTAAGTGTAGAACGCTTAAAAGATAGTGTAGTGTTTGCTCGAGTAGTTCAGGATTGGGAAAAATTACTCAATACTAGAAAAATTATGGATTTAGAAAATCCAATGGTATCTGAAGAAGAAAAGGCATTTCTCTCCCAATTTCCATTGGAACCACTCAATGAACTTCGTATCTTAGAATTTATGGGTTTATACAGTGAAGATGGATTAAACCATCACATTAAAAATACAGAATTTTGGCTAAAGGATACATTTACACGATTAATATATTAAGGTTTTGACACTTAACTCTCTAACAACATACGGTGCTGCCTTTCAAATAAAGGTTTTATCTTCACTTCTTACTCATAAGGAGTTTCTTCAACAAATGCATGATGTATTAAGTGAAGAATATTTTGATAACCAAGCACATAAGTGGATTGTTCAAA